GTTTAATGCCAGCCATTTTAATTCATTATGGGGGTGGGTGTTGGACACGAGAGAGACTTATAAACTCTTTAGCAGTAGATGACTGTTCTAGACCAGGATCGAAACCTGGCATCCCTACCAATTTTGAGGATATCATGAAAGAAGTAAAAGATGTACCCCTTGGGGTATTGATAATTGTGCTTTCTCAATTTGTATTGTATGGTGCACTTTACCTAGCAAAATTTCCTAGTATTTTAGAGTTTATGGGTATTGTATTTTGTATTTTATTTTCGAGTGATATGGCTAATTTTGGCGTTCGACTGATGAGAGGGTATAAACATGATCCCAATGAGTCTTAATTTTGTTGATGATGTAGAAAAGCTTTGTCGTACAAAAAATATTGACTACATCGACGCTGTCGTAATTTGGTGTGAAAAAAACAAGCTAGAAGTTGAATATGCTGCTTCCCTGATTAAGAAAGATCCTGCAATTAAAGGAAAAATTCAGGTTGAGGCTGAAAATTTAAATATTTTGAAACGAGGCGCGAGGTTACCAATATGAAGACGTATATTTTGTATATTGATAAAGAACTTTCTGTTAAGTATGCACAGGAATGTCTAGATAGTTGCGATCGTTTTAATATCGACGCAGAACTATTTGAAGGTATTTGCGGCAAGCAAAATCGAGAGCTTACACGTATGACTGGGTTAAATATTCGTACGACAGAATATTCTTCTGAATATTGCGGAACAGTCGGTCATTTTAATATTTGGAAAAAGATAGCAGAGTCAAACGAAGTTGGTGTCGTGCTTGAGCACGATTGTATTGTAATGAGTGATTACAATAACATAGAAGTCAACGACGGAGAAATTTTATTCCTCGGGCCAAGGCTTTTCCATAGGAATGATTACGTATATCCAATCAACGAAGAGTTCGATTACATCGGCGTAGAGTTTTATAATGGAGCTCATGCTTACGCTATAACGCCAGCTACTGCGAAAATGATGCTCGATCAACTCGAGGAAACAAAGCTTATTCAGATGCCAATTGATGGTCTTCTTGGACTTAAAAATAAGTTTAATATGAAATTGAAAACTGTTGATCCTTCTGTTGTTATCTCAGAAATTGGCGAACATCGTAAGTCTTTCAATTTTGATAAGCCTGATACAACGAACCGTTATTATTTTCCTAAATTTTTGAGTGGCATTGAAGATCAAGAATCGCTTCCTCCGAAGGTTGACTATAATTTCACGTTGGATATGTTTACTCAACATATCCCTCATTGGCTCGAAACATTCAAGCTAGCTAATATCGATACTAATGGCCCAATTCAAATTTTAGAAATTGGAGCGTATGAAGGTAGATCTACATGTTGGATGTCTGATAATATACTCTTAAATTTAAACGCTAGGCTCACTGTAATCGATACATTCGAAGACTGGGTAGAGCATCCAGGCGCTCCTAAAAATAGGCTAGCGCAGTGTTATGTTAAAAACACTGCTTTGTCTAAAAATGGCGAAAAAATTATGACATATCAAAGCGATAGTCGTGTTGTTTTGCCTTCGCTATTGAAAGAACAAAAGAAGTTCGATTTCATCTATATCGATGGTAATCATTCAACTGATATTGTTATTTCCGATGCGTTGGCTGCTTTCTATTTGCTTAAGGATAATGGCGTAATAATTTTTGATGATTACGAATGGGTAGATAATACTGGCGAAACCCCTGTAAAAAACGCTCTAAACATTATTGATAATCTTCTTCCAATTAAACCCATTCTTACTAATTATCAGCGGTCATACGTAAAGAAATAAATAGATCGTAATCAACAAATGAGGAGACTACAATGTACCTCAAGACGATCGGAAAACCATCTAAAGTTGAAATGAAAGTTTGCAAGGACGCATTGAAGTTTTACGGCAAACATCTCCTTGGTGAAAATCTTTATCATAAAGTTGAAGTTACAATTTGTTTTGATAAAGAGTTAACTGGCAAGAATGAATATGCATATTGCGAGTGGGAAGACAACAATTATAGAGGCAGAGATTTCACTATTACGATAGACCCAACATTAGGTAAACGTAATATGCTTCTGGCTCTAGCTCATGAAATGGTTCATGTTAAACAGTACGCCAAGGGCGAACTAAAAGATTACTCAAGATCTAATAAGACCAAATGGAAAACAGAAATAATCGATCCTGAAAAGGTTGATTACTGGGATTTTCCATGGGAGATAGAAGCGCATGGGCGCGAGAAGGGTTTGTATGTTCGTTATATCCAACAATGTAGGAAGAAGTGATGGGTAAGTCAGTTACAGCATATGTCGAAACAGAAGTAGATGTTGACCTCAATATGTTTGATGAAAGCGATCTTATCGTACATCTTGAAGGTAATGGTTATACCGTTGTTGAAGGTAAAATTGAAATCAAAAACATGAAGGCTCTTGACAAGCAGATCTGGGGTCTTTACCAGGCATTCCTTCTTGATAATGGTGATAATAATAATTTTGATATGGAACTGCGTAAGTTCTTTGCTGAGTATTATAACAAAGTAAATGTATGATGTCGGCATTCGAATGCTACAAGGAATATGTTGCTCTTAAGAACCACTTCACTAAACCATCATACAATTACCACAAGTACAACGGAAAAAGTAGGCTCTCTTTTGATTCGTTTGACACGAGAAAAGATAAGCTATACTTTATGAAGGTCGCTAAACATCCTGATCCACGAAACTATATTTTAGCAAATCTTGTGGAAAATCCAAAATTTTGGATAAAGGAAATTGCATTTTCCCCAACATCAGAAAAGATATATAAAGATTGGTCTAATCGACAACAGTCTTTGATGTATCTCTTCAAAGAAGAATTGTCCAAGCTGAATGAGAATTTCGATTCGAATTTCAAAGCCGAAGACAGAACCCACCCATATGTGTTGAAGTTGTTTATCCGTAAGGAGATCAGCCTAGAAACATTGGTTATCCTCGTTGACTTGGTTAAGTGTGCTTCTTACTGGTCAAAGAGGTTTGAGTATGATCCTACTGTCGAAGAAGTGCTTAATAAAATTGTCAAGTATCGTCCATTTCTTGAGTACGATAAAGAAAAGGCAAAAAATATAGTGCTTGACAAATTCGGTCAATAGAGCTATAATAAATAATGTTGGGCGCTTATACAGTCCAACAAAATACGATCAATATTAACAATACATCAAATACGGAGAATATAAATGGTAGATTTTGCAAAGCTTAAGGCTAACTCTGGTAAGAAGTCTCTTGAGTCTCTTACTGCTGAACTTTCTAAACTCACTGGTAATCAGTTCGATAATTCCAAGGACGATCGTCTTTGGTATCCTAACGTTGATAAGGCTGGTAACGGTTATGCCGTTATTCGTTTCCTTCCTGCTCCTGGCGATGAAGATGTTCCTTTCATCCGTTCATTCAATCATGGTTTCAAGGGCACAACTGGCTCTTGGTTGATTGAAAACTGTCCCACAACTATTGGTCATAAGTGCCCTGTTTGCGAGCAGAACACCGAGCTGTGGAACAGCGGTATCGAATCAGATAAGAAGATTGCATCTGAGCGTAAGCGGAAGCTTTCATTCATTAGCAATGTTTATATCGTTACCGATCAGCAGAACCCCGAGAATGAAGGTTTGGTATTCTTGTTCAAGTATGGCAAGAAGGTTTTCGATAAGCTCAACGAGGCTATGAATCCTCAGTTTGCTGATGAAGACGCTATGAACCCATTCGACCTTTGGGCTGGCGCTAACTTCAAGCTTAAGATTCGTAATGTCGAAGGCTATCGCAACTACGATAAGTCTGAGTTCGCGAAGGCTGGTCCTTTGTCTGATGATGATTCTGAGATGGAGTCGATTTGGAAGAAGGCTCATTCGATTCAGGAGTTTATCGCTCCTTCTAACTATAAGTCATACGATGAGTTGAAGGCAAAGCTGGTTAAGGTTCTTGGGTTGGATAATTCAACTCTCGGAATGACTCCTGCTGCCGCTCGCGCGAAGGCTAGTGTTACCGAAGCTGAAGTTGTTTCTCCTTGGGAAGAACCTCCGAAGCTTAAGGCAGCTGCTACACCTAAGTTTGATGAGGATGAGGGCGATGAGTCCTTGGAGTTTTTCAAGAAGCTTGCTGGTTAAAATTAAGGGGAGCTTCGGCTCCCCTTTTCATTAGGCTGTCATTATACCAAACAGTTCTTTCAATCTTGTTCTTGCATCAACAGGTTCAACGATACCAACGTTAGAAGAGTTATTTTTATCGTTGGTAGTATTAGTTCCAGGTACGTTCGTTGTTTGTTGATTTACGGTAATACCAGATTTAGCAGATCTTTGATCAACCAAATCTTTTGTAGAAGCCTGTCCTAATTCTGAACCTTTAGAAGCTCCGCCTTGCTGAAGAGAAGCAGTTTGAAGAGCTTGTGTTTCTTTTGGAGATAAACTTGCTGAAGTTGCGCCGGATGCAGGTGTAATAGCCCCAGGAGTTCCACCAACTGTTTGATCAGCCTTACTTTTATCAGCACCAGCCATTTGTGTTCCGCCAGAACCTCTTCTTACCATCAATTGAGAATTAGCTGCAACATAATATTTTTTAACTTGCCCACCACTATTACCTGCGATCATTTCAACTTGACCGTTTCGATATTGACCAGTTGCTATACCAACGTGTCCGCCAGTTTGCCCTGCACCTTTACCTCTAGTTTGAAGTACAACGTCACCAGCTTGAACTTGTGATGGATCAACAGCTGTCCCCCAATTTTGAAAACTATTAGCAACAGCCGAACCAGAACCACTACCGCCAGTTTGTTTCAATGAAGAGTTAACGAATTCGGCGCACCAAGCTTCGCCTCGATTATTATAACCACCAGCCTTCAAGAAGTCTAGGGATTGACCTCTTGATTTACCAACCATCGTTTCTGCTAATTGGACTGCCGAAGCATTTGAAGAACCTGGCATTACTGGATTACCAAGAGAAGCTAATTGCTGATTTGGTTGAACTTTTGGCGGAGCCATTTGACCTGGAGTAACATAAAATGATTGAGCGCCACCCATAGCTCCTGAACCACCAGAAGGAACAGCTGGCGAACCAGCAACTTGAGTATTACCAGCAGAAGCACCAGAAGGAACAGCTGGCGAACCAGCAACTTGAGTATTACCAGCAGAACCACCAGAAGGAACAGCTGGCGAACCAGCAACTTGAGTATTACCGCCAGAAGCACCAAAATCATTCATCCATTTAGATTGATAATTTTGTGCAGTCATTCCGCCATTTTTTGCCATTGCACTGGCAGACATTTTACCTTGGGCGTTACCTGTATACCAAACTAATGGAACCTTTGATACGTCGCCATTATTTTCTTTTAAAATACTTTCGACATATTTACGAGCTACTGAATCTTGTACTTCTTTCGGCGCTAAACCAGCGGATTTATATTCCGAACCTGTCCCGAACTTTTGAGTTAAACTTTGCCATGTCCCGTCAATAAATTGATAAGCACCAGAAGCAGATGAACCTTTTGCTTGCGCTTGATAGTTACCACCAGATTCTCTTTTTCTTATAGTAGCAAGAATTTGATCTGTTTGATCGCCACCACTAGCATTATTTTGATTTGCACCTCCTGCAGAACTAGCAGCGCCTGAACCAGTTGCAGTGTTTGGCGCTCCTGCATTTGTCGCAGTTTGATTCGCCTGAATATTACCTTGTTGATTTTTAGAATTAAATAGTATATTTTCAGCATTAAATGTAAGCGTCTTAATATTTAAAACGCTATCTGTTGGCATTTGATTTGAAAGAGAATCTATTTTTGTAGCTTGAGCTTCTTTAATAGAAATACTAGCCTGTGGGCCATCAGAAGGAGTAGCTACTGAATCGTAAATTCCTTTACCAGCTTTACCACCAAGCCAACTTCCTCCAATACCACCAACAGCAGCTCCAAGCAATCCCCCGATCGCCATACCAACTGGCCCACCAAACGCTCCTAATGCAGCACCAGTTGTAGCTCCTCCCCATGCACCTAAACCACCGCCAGCAGCTGCGCCTACACCAGTAGAAGCGGCTCTACCAGCGTTACCTGATTCTTGATACTCACCATAAGCATCTATTCCACCACCAAGAAGTGCACCAATTAAAGGCGCTCTTCTTAAAAGCCCTCCGGCTCTACCTAAAATACCTGATTTAGGAACTACTTTTGAACTAGCAGCGCCAGCACCTGCAGCGGCTGCACCAGCGCCACCCATACCTGATAATCCACTGGCAGCGTCCAATAAACTACCAGCGATACTAGGTTTTTTTATTTGCTGAACTTCTTTTAGTATTGCGCCAAGAATTTGATTCGACATTTCCTGACGTGCAATAGAAGTTTGCATCATCATATTCGTTGTATTAATATTATCTGCGATTGAAGTCAAAGCTTGCCTTGAATCGCCACTACCAATATCACCACTACCAGATTTAGCAGCAGCTGCTGGTGGTTCTTCTGGTCTTTTAATTAAGTTTGATAAATTTGGAAAAGTACCTTCGAAAGTCTGCTTTCCAAGATTTGTCATAGCTACTTTAAATAAGCTAGGCTTGGGAGTTTCTGCTGCTGGTGCTTGCTGTTGTTTAGGAGCCTGAGTTTGTGTTCTCGGAGCTTGAGCTCTTGGCGTTGGAGCAGCTTGTGCTTTAGCTTCTCTAGCTGCTTCACGTTCTGCTTGTGCCTGTTGGCGTTTCATATCAGCAGCTGCTTGTCTTTCAGCTGCTTTTCTAGCTGTTTCAGCTGCTCTTTCTGCAGCCTGTCTACGTTTAGCTTCATCAGCAGCTGCTCTAGCTTCTGCTTGCGCCTTAGCTTTTTCTTGTTGTTTAGATTCGTATTCAGCGGCGAGCGTCTTAGCCATTGGTCCTTTAACGACATTGCCTGAATCGTCAATTATTTGACCATCGGGAGTTCTGTAATAAACAGAATCTCCCATTTTACCAACTACTTCGCCTTTTTTAGCCATTTTGATTTCTCTTTTGATCTTCTAATTCTTTAAGATGATTCATTAACATTTCAACGTAGATGTCGCGTTCGAATGGCAAAAGGTTTTCAATATCGCTTATAGAATATTTATGGTGCTGAATCAGAGAAAAATTAGTTGTATAATAATTCTCTAGTGTGTTGTGATTCAGCGCAATGTAAAAAAATCTGTTAACGATGTCAATTCAATTTTACGAGCATTACCAAGCTTGTTTTTATATTCGATAATATAATTAAGTTTTGGTTGATTTAAAATAAATTCTCTAATCTGATCAAATACTTTAATTTCTAGATTGTCGATAAATTCTTCAACTTCTTTAAAAGTATAATTCTTTACATCATAAACAGTTTCTTCATCATAAAACTTTTCAATACAACGAAGTACCAGCTGGTAAAAAGCTTCTTCGCCTGAATTTAAAAATTCTTTATCATCATACAAACTAGCTTCTGGGTACTTCATGATGATACCGGATTTTTCAGTAAGCTTTATTTTTTTCTCTAAATTTAATGGAAACTTAACTTCGACATCATTCAAATCAATTTCGAAATCATAATCTGTACTATCTTCGTTGTCTCTATAAGTTACCGAAACAATATTATTGACAGACTGCGCTCTAATTCTCAGAAACAAATATTCTACATCGAACAAAGACATTTTATCGATATTAATTTCATCAAGAGCGCAATTGTTAACGACTTGTTTAATAGCAAGAAGCATATCGTTTTCTTGTTCGCTCGTTTTTGCGATAAGAAGAATTTTTTCTTCCTTGACAAGAAATGGTCTAAATCTCGTTTCTTTTCTTGTGGAAGGAATTTTAATTTTAAAAATAGGATATTCAATTTTTGGTAATGACATAATATTCTCCAGTTATAATTAATTATTGTTTAGTTGTTGTATTTGTTCCAGATATTGAGGGAGTTGGTGTATCTAATCCACCGAAATATGAATCTCTATTTGGTCTTGTTATCGGAATCGATTCTCCGGTATTTTTATTTCCGCTATTGATTCCAAATATCGCCCAATCTCTATAGCTTATACTCACTGTTATTTTCATTAACTGATTCGTATCATTCCAACTAAGATTAATATCATTAATAGCTTCAGGATAAGCTTTGTACATTACAACATTTGAAATTTGATTACCTGCATTATCATAAACATACACATATAGATCTGTTGTGTAATCGTCTTTATATGCAGTTAAATAAGAAGCGCCACGATTAGTTTGTCCAGCCTCGCCACTAAAATCAAATATGTTGTTTAACCAAGTGTAAAAGTATTTGTACAATGTGCTGTTACGATCAGAAACAAAAGTAATAGCGTTTTCTGTAAAACGAGCAGAGAAGGGCATTTTCTGAGAAGGACCGACACCGTATCTATTGACGTCAGTTTGTAATAATGCCACGCCAGGTATTTTAACTGATTCAGCCCTAACTTGTACTAGCTGTTCAATTTGAGTCATAGAAGTATCGTCAATAGAAGTACCTTGCATGCATCTTGGTGAATTAAATGCAACAATAAATTTGTTTGTTTGTAGATACCCGTTTTTAGATATATCGGATTGAAAAGAATTAATATTAAAACCAGCCATTTATTGACCTCTAATTTTCTTAATTGAATCGCCAAATACTTTATAGTTTGGCGCTTTTTGAAATCTTTCAAGAGGTAGCATCAATGCGGTATCCCAATTGGTTGGCTCGACGTATAAAAAATTACTTTGTACATGATCCCAAAGATATCTTTTAACACAAGCTGAAAATGCACCGAATTTAGAAGCACTGTTAAGCATATCATACGATATTTTTAATTTCGTTGTTTCATCATATTTATCATTACTAGCTGTAGTATATAACGCATCCATCAATTGAGCTCTTAGATAATGCGGAAGGTAATGAAGATTAATACCTAAAAATCCGCCTTCTTGAAACCCTATTGGGAATATCATCGGGAAAATATCATAATATGGTAGAGTAGCTTTACCTTTAGGGTCATAGAAAAACAAATACATACTACCGATATCTTCTCCGGTAATTATTCGTTTTACGTTTGCTTTATCGTTCATAATACGATTTTTATTTACATTTCTTGATGCTAATTGAGAAGCTTGATTTCTATACCAAGCTCTAGCCGTAGCCGTACTGTTAGGCGTTACGCCTTCGGCTTTACCCTTTTTAGCTATCGACTGAAATATGTAAGTTGCCATTAAAAGGTAATTCCTAATTCTTTTTCGGTAAAAATACTAAATGTCCATTTACGCTCTTCACAAAACGCTCTTGCCGCCGCCCACTTAGCAGTATTTATGCCATAAGTACAAACCTCATTAATATACTTTCTTGATTTAGTTTCTTTAATAACAGGCGGAACTGTTTGATATGCAGGTTTCACTTCAATTATTTGAACTTCTGTTTTACCATCAGCTGTCTGTTTCTTAACATAAAAGTCAGGAAAGTAACGATGTATCTTTCCGTCGACTGGGGAACGGTAAGGTATACAAAACTCTTCTGATGACCATTGAATTACATGTGGATGATCATCAAGATGCGCCATCAACTTTAATTCCCAGCGAGATCTATAAATAATATTATTAGAATCGCCTTTATATTTTTGTGGATGTTTTGGTCGAAAATATCCTTTGTATGCCATTCTTGCACCATTATAAATAGTAAAAAGATATTTATAGGATTAACATATGCCCATTAATATTGGCAGTAAAATAGTTCAAGGCGGTCAAAACGTAATTTCTAAAATAACACCTGCTGTTATTGGTGGCGGATTAGCAGTTGCTGGTTTAGCTATGGTTGGCGCGAGCAAATTTTTAAAACCGCCAGAAGCAGTTTCTAAGTCAAAATACATGGGCGATGTATCTTTTCCGAATGATCTTATTGATCCCTCGGCAGGTAGAAATTCTTATATCGCTATACAATTCCAAGAATATCAGCGTCGTTCTATTTTTGATCAGCCTTTCTTAAACGCGATTGGTGGTATTCGTTTACCTATACCAAGTCAGTTATCCGACAATCAACAAGTAAGTTATGATTCTTCTGCTCAAGCCGATCCAATTACTGGAGCTGCAATTGAAGGCGGACTTAGAGGTAGAAATAGCAGTGGTGGTTCTTTAAGTACAGCTGCTATTGGAGCAGCTGTTGGAGCTGCTTCTGGCGCTGTAACTAAAGCAGCTTCTGTAGCTGCAGGTATCGCAGGAATAGACACTGCACAAGCATTACAGCTTAGTGGTCTTGCTCAAAACCCATTTCTTACAGTATTATTTAAATCACCAACATTTAAAAAGCATACTTTTTCATGGAAGCTTGCGCCGAATAATAGAGAAGAATCAGATACTTTAAAACAAATTATTAATACGTTTAAATCAAATATGCTTCCTGCTATTTCGCCAAATGCAGGCGGCACGTTATTAACATATCCTAATATGGCGATTATCAACTTACGCCCAGACCCCGATTATCTTTATAAATTTAAACCGTGTGTTGTAGAATCTATGGATGTTAATTACGCTATGGGTGGACAACCTTCGTTTTTCAAAGGTACGAACGCACCAACAGAAGTTCAGCTTTCTGTGAATTTTCTTGAAATTGAGTACTGGCTCAAAGAGGATGTTGAAAATGAGTCATTCCGTGCTAGTGGTTTTGGATTTTCATTATAATGCCTGATAATTATTTTAAAAAATTCCCACTTATCAATTATAACAATTACCTTGCTGTTAACATAACAGAGCGTGCTGTTGTAACTAATGATGCATTTAAAAATCCATATTTGTTTTACAAGTATGATTTATCAGAAGGCGAACGCCCTGATCAGTTATCAGATAGATACTATAACGATCAGTTTATGGACTGGGTTTTATACCTAAGCAATAAAACGACAGACCCGTATTATGGTTGGTATCTAGATGATAAAAATTTCAATAATTTTATTGTTAAAAAATACAATACAGATATAAGCATACTTCAATCTAGAATTGCATTTTATCGAAATAATTGGTACGAAAACGATATTAAAATATCAACTTCTGAATATGCTGCTTTATCAAACAACGTACATAGATACTGGCAACCTTATTATAACAACAGCGCAACAATTGCTGGTTACGAAAGAGTAAAAGAAGACTGGGTTATTAATACGAATGCTGTTAGAAAATATACAGCCAATAGTTCTTATTCTTTTTCTAATTTTATAAAAGACGAAATTATTGATATAACTTTCGATAGCTCTCATAAGGGTATTGGACAAGTTGTCATTTCAAATTCTTCTTCTATGACTTTGAAAAATATATCTGGTACTACCCTTGCTAATAGTACAGTAGTAATTTCTTCTTGTACTAGTTATATGGAAGGTAGATCAAGTAACTATCAAGCACTATTCGATACGGCTGTTTCTGTTGCAAATAATATCGCTCTTGACGAAACTATCTATTGGAGTCCGGTGTCTGTTTATGATTCTGAACGAGAATTAAATGAACAAAATAAATCTATCAACGTGCTTGATAGTAGTTATTCTAAACGAATTTCGAAAGAAATAACAACGTTGTTGAAATAAAACATGGCTGATGGTTATAATCCCGGGGATATAATAATTGATTCGTTTTCAGTATCTTCATCAAGAGGATCGCTGGATCTTTCAACATCATTTGTATCCGCCTCTATATTCGAGAGTATTTTTACTCCTGGTATTATAGGAGACATTATCGTTTTCGATACAGACGATCAGCTTGGTCAGTTAAAAATAACTGGCGATGAAATGGTAGAATTATCTTTTAAAGCTCCTGGTGGCGAATCAGCGAAATATAAATTTGCTCTTCATGCGCTCGACGATTTAAATTCTAATGGTTCTCAAAAATCAAAATCATATACTTTGAAAGTAGTTTCCGAAGAAGCTTTACATTCGAAAACTAATTTCGTTCAGAAAAGTTATAACACTGCAATTTCTGATATGGTAAAAGATATTCATAAAAATTATATGAAGAGTGAAAAACCTTTAGAAGTAGAAGAAACTAAAGGCAAGCAGAAAATAATTCTTGGGCATTATGCTCCATACAAAGCAACTGATTTAGTTAGACGCCGTAGTATATCTAATGAAAATAAATCGTCTTCATATGTGTTTTTTGAAACTAGATCTGGCGGTAATCAAACGTTTAAATTTACTACTATCGAAAAACTATTCAAGGGCGAGACTGTAAAAGAATTCCAGCAGTCTGATGCTATTAATAATAGCATAATGAATAAAACAGATAACAATATAATAGCGTACGAAGTCCCAAAGCAATTTTCCGCTACCGACCGTATTGAAACTGGCGGTAAAAGAAGAGTAACTTCATTTGACGTAAGAACTCATACGTATAAAACAAAAGACGTCGATACTAAATCAACTGATTATAAAACTGGTGGAACTGGTTCATATGATTCTTCTGAGTTTAAATCAAAATACTTTAATGCTAAAATACCACCACAGTCAGTGATACCAGTTGATACTTCGCAAAGACCAATCACAAGTATACCAGATCAAACTGCGGATCAACAAGCTTTCCTTGCAACGTTGATGCAAAATGCTATAAAAATCAAAGTTTACGGCGATGCTAATTTAAAAGCTGGCGATATGGTAAATGCAAATATTCCAAACAAAGTTAGTACAACTGGCAATGGGGAAACTGATCCTTTGTTATCAGGTAAATTTCTCGTTTCTCGTATTCATCATCAAATAGGAACAGCGGGCGAGCGCCCTAGATATACATGCGTTATGGAACTATTAAAAGGTAATCTTGAAAAGGGTGTATCATGACAGAAAGAGATTTCGGTTGGAATAAATGGATCGCCGTAGTTGTTAATGTAAATGATCCAGATCAATCCGGTCGTGTACAAATTCGTATTATTGGCAGACAAGACGATACCGAAAATATCAAAGACGAAGACCTTCATTGGGCTATACCAAATCAACCTATTACTTCGGCTGCTTATGGTAAAATTGGTAATACTCCTTTAGGATTAGTCAAAGGATCAAAAGTATACGGTGAATGGTTTGACAGAGATTGTCAGCTACCGATAATTCTTGGTAGTCTTGGTAAAGCTGGCGATCCAAAAGAAGGTGGCGACACCTCTGATGGTATTCCAGAAATTGATATTAAAAAGGGAAGCATACCTGGCGCTGCTCAAAACTATTCTGACCCAACTCCGAATTACCCATTTAGTAATTTGTATGGTAGTAAAATAGATATTAATAAAATTAATAACGGTGATGGGTATAGAACTATTGCAACTTATACTCCGGCGACTGGCGTTGATAATAAGTTTGCAGTAGATACTAAGTTAAAAGAACCTAAAAAGCCAACTACTGCTTCTGCTAAAAAAGAAGATACGTCGGACGTTCTTGATATAGTTAAACAGGTTGATCCTAATAAACTAAGCAGAGTATTACCGGGCGCTGTTGATGGGTTTTCGCAAGTACAAAAGATAATGAGTATGACTAGCCCTAACGGTATCACCAAACTATTGAGTGGTGGTATTCAGGGAGCTATTGGTGGTTTAGCAAAAAACCTTGGTTTAAATAACGTTCTTGGTCCTCTTACACAAGTATTAGGTAGTGGCCAACTTCCGCCGATTGCTCAAAATGCATTACGTTCGGCTCTTTCGACTGCAATGAAATCCGCTATGTCTAATGGTGGCAAATATAACCATAGTGCCGTCAGCACTCATATCCCAAAAATTGATCCAAAAAGAGGATCGCCTTCTGCGAATTTGATCATCGCCTCAGTAGCTGCTACTTATGTACAACAATACTTTGCTGCCGATAGCGAACCGTATCCTGGTTATATTCAATGGAAAGATTCAACATCAAATCAAATAAGATATACATTGCGTGGTAACGAGCCACATTATTCTTCTGCACAGGCGCACGTGCAAGGCAATTCTGCTGCTCAATTAATTAATGGTGTTGGTCCTATACTTTCAAAGGTTGCGCAGGGCGGTACTTTATCTCCTAACGATATTACAAAACTCGCAAAAACATTAACTGGTTCTATGGGCGGCGTATCAGCCGATGCATTATCTAAAGTGCTCGGTAAAGGCGTAGATTTAAAGAGTATAACTTCTCTTGCTAGCAAGCTTATACCAAATTTAGCTAAAGGTATTAACGGTTTGTTGGATGGTCACTTACCCAAATCGGTTTTAGATTCAGGTAAGGTTGGCGCTGCGATGAACGACTTTACTAAAAATCAATCATTACTTGCTATGAAGAAAAAAGAAATGAAGAAAACTGTTGATGCTGAACCAGCAGAACAACAAGATGCTCAAATTAAAGCATATAATGATGCTCAGGCTACAATGAACGAACCAGGTTTTTCAGGTGCAGCTGGTACAACGTTGACAGATGCTTTAGGAACAACGAATAATACAGAACAAATATTAAAAGCTCAAGACGCTATTCAAGGTACTGGACCTCTTGCTGTCGGTTCGCCATATGGTTAAGGAATAAATTATGACATACGATCCAAATAATGCTCATCCGAAAATTCAATTTCTTGGCAAGTATCCAAACCTTCATGTGTTTCAGGATCATGCTCAACAGATATTAAAAAGTTTAGAGCCAGGGAAAGAGTCTTTATTTCACGTATTACCAACAGGTAATTATACTGGTCATGGACCTGATGGCGCTGAGGTTAGTGTTACTGTTGGTAAACAACATAGTTATAATGCCGACGGTACTTCTCAAACAACAGATGGCCATCAAGACAGTAAAGTAAGCGGAACTAAACGAGAAGCTACTGCTGGCGGTCATCATTCAGAAACAGCTGGTAACAAATACGAAAGCGGCGGTGGTACTAAGATAGAAGCCACAAAAGATTCTCAAATAAATCAATCTGAAGGTGACGGGTTTCACGTTACAGAAGGAAATCTAGTTACAGACCATACTGGTTCTGTAAATCATAATTATACTGGCGACTTAGTAGAACAGGTTACTGGTAATAAAATGAATATGATTAATGGCGAATATGGCGTTAATATATCGGCTGGTAATTATGATATGCAGCTTGATGATGGTAAAGCTAGAATAAAAGCGTCAAATGATATATTAATAGAAAGCGATACTAAGATAACGTTGAAAGTTGGCGGTTCTACTATTACAATTACTGCTTCAAATATTACTATAAAGAGTGCAAGAGTAGATATTAATCCATGAACCATAAATTTGTTATATTAAATAATGGCATTCTTGAAACTTATACTAAATACGAGGATATACCCGAATCTTTTGATAATGTTATTTCGTTTTTGCCTGAGATTCCTGAAGGACCGCATACTGATGACGAGCACGACATAATCGATCAGTGGAATAATAAGCTAAGAGAGCTTATGAAAAGGGAAAAGAAATAATGCCAGCAGCAACAAGAATAGGCGACGCTGACGTAGCTCATTGTTCGGGTATGACAAGAGCTCAAGGTTCTCCTAACGTATACGTAAATGGAATTGCTTGGAGTCGTCAAGGCGATAACAATACATCTCATTTATTACCTGGCGGTGATACTTGTCCTTCTCATTCTGCTGCTATTACTACTGGTTCGACCACAGTATTCATTAATGGTAAAGGCGCTGGCAGGGTTGGTGATGGAATTAGTGGTTGTACTTCAGTAGCGGCTGGGTCGTCTAACGTATTTGCGGGCGGGTAAAATGGTAACAAGAGCAGATAAGTATACTACATCACAAAAACCAGAGTATTTCTCTGATTTTCTAAACAATTTCGATAGTCATCCAGTTAACAATGCATTAGCTAAAGTGATTAACGAAAACTCTGTTAAGCAGTCTGTTAGAAATCTTATTCTTACAAATCTAGGCGAAAGATTATTTCAACCAACTATTGGTTCGAATATCATTCACGCTTTGTTTGAACCAAACGATGTTATTACAGCTGAAAATATTTCTTCTTTCGTAAGAAGTACAATCAATCAAAACGAACCTAGAGCAGTATTGCTTAGTGTTAACGTATACTCAAACCCAGATCAATACTCATTTAATGTCAACATTATTTTTTCTTTAATAAATAGTAATGTACCAATTCAAATGACCGTAATTCTCAAAAGAGTAAGATAATGGCAAACAGCTCGTTAAGTCTTGTATCATTAGATTTTGATAGTCTAAAATCAAATTTTAAATCATATATGAAATCTCAGAGTGTATTTAGAGATCACGACTTTGAAGGTTCGAACATGAATGTCTTATTGGATGTTCTTTCGTATAACTCATATTTAAATGCATTTTATCTTAACATGGCAGCATCAGAAGGTTTTCTTGATTCTGCGCAAATGTTAAGCTCTGTTATCTCACATGCGAAAGAGTTGAATTACACACCGAGATCAGTCAAATCTTCGAAAGCTGTTGTTAACTTATCAATTAGCGTTACTTCTGGATCGACAAATACTTTTGAAGTGCCTAAAGGTACACAGTTTAGTGGTTCTAATTCTAATGGCGGATTTACTTACACTACTTCAGAATCGCATATACTAACGTCAACAACTTCTACCTTTACATTACCTAATTTAGAAATATATGAAGGCACATATATTAACGAAACATTTGTTGTTGATAATTCGATAGAAAATCAAAAATTTATTATTTCGAATCAAAATATAGACATTAGTAGTATTGCTGTTACGGTTGCTGAAAATGACGGTTTGATCGTAGAGGATTATGTTCAAGCTACTAATTTATACGGTTTAACTAATACTTCTAAAATATATTTTATTCAAGCCACCCTTAGTGGTAGTTATGAAATTGTTTTTGGTGATGGTGTATTCGGTTATACTCCACAGAATAATGCAACGGTACTTGTAACTTACCGTATTTCGAAAGGTTCTGCCGGTAACAATATTACGAAATTTAACATCGATAAAAATCTTGGTGCTTACAACGGTGTTGGTTCTATCACAACAGTTTCTATGGTTTCATCTTCTTCTGACGGCGAAGATGCGGAAACTATAGAGTCTATACGTTTTAGAGCGCCAAAACATTATCAAACGCAAGATAGAGCTATTACTAATAACGATTACGCGAATATGATATATGAAAATTTTCCGGAAGTAAAAGCTGTTAACGTATACGGCGGAGAAACTATTTCTGGTTCTGTTGAATACGGTAAGGTTTTTATATCTCCTGTAAGCAAATCAGGTTCTATTATAACCAATTCATTAAAGACAGATATTGTCTATTATCTATCAAATAAAAACTCAATCGCAATTACACCAGTAATTGTTGACCCAAGCTTTCTTTACATAATTCCAAACATAACAGCCACAGTAAATTTTACAAATACAAATATGTCGCCCGTCGATATTAAGAGCTTGTTGATTTCTTCAATTGGGACTTATAACTTTACTTACTTAGAAAATTTTAATATAGCATTTAGATATTCTAAATTTACTTCATATTTAAACAATATCGACCCAAGTATCGAAAGTATTCAATTATACAATACAATTAAAAAAATAACAAATCCTGTATTAAACGTTAAAACGCCAGTTTCTTTTACATTTAATAATGAAATAACTCCAGGAACTTTAATAAGTAGCGAATTTTTGCTTTCCGACGGTAATACTTACGTATTTACAGATTATAATCCAAACAACAATACATTCGTAAGAACAGGTTCTCAAACATCTTATACTGTAATTAATACAACTAGAAATATTTACATTAAACAAATTACTGCAGCTAACATTCAAAATTATTCGATTATTGGTGAAATAGATTATGATAAAGGAATTATTAATATAGGCGGAATCGTTATAAACGATTTCTTAGGAAATGCCGGTATTGAATTTTATGCTCAACCTAAATCAGAAGACATATATGCAATTAAAAACGATTTAATTGAAATAGATATAAACAACATTAATGTATCAGTAGTATCAGTATGAATGTAGAAAAATATATTTCACCATTTATTGCTTCTCAGTTCCCTGCTTTTTACGAAGAAGAGGGTCCTAATTTCATTGCTTTCGTGAAAGCGTATTATGAATGGGCAGAACAACAGAACAACTTTATCAATTTATCTCGTTCGCTTTATGATATCAAAGATATAGATTCATCACCAGATGCATATGTAAAGTACTTTAAGAATAAGTATATTTCATCGCTTCCAGAATTTATTATAGCGGACAAAAAGCTACTAGTCAAGCATATTCTTGAGCTGTATAGATCAAAAGGAAGTCAAAGAGCATTCGAATTATTATTTCGCATGTTCTTCAATGAAGAAATTAGCTTTTATATTCCTGGTGATTTTATTTTTAAACCATCAGAAGCTCTTTGGTATATACCGAAGTACATAGAAGTATCAGATCATCCGTTGCTTTCTAAACTTCCTGGCAGAAAAATATATTCTAAAAAAGATGGTTCTGGAGTAGTCGAAAACTTCTTTGTTAAAATCGTTAATAACAAAACAGTTAATGTGTTAACTCTTTCTGGTATTGAAGGGTCGTTTAAGTTTAACGAACAAATATTTTGCGAAGATTTTCCCGAAATAACGACCTCTAATGCTCCAATTATTTTTGGTTCTCTTTCTTCTATTAGTATAACTGATGGCGGAAGCAACTTCAATGTAGGTGATTTATTATCTGTTAATTCCTATAATAGCGGGAGCGGTGGATTAGCACGTGTTTCTTCTGTTAAACAAGAAAACGGTAAGGTCGATTTTACGCTCGTAGATGGCGGCGATGGATTCTCTATTAACGCGATTGTTAATATTAGTGGTGGTTACGGCGCTGGCGCTTCATTTGAAGTTGGTGGTATAACAAACAAAAAAGTATATCAAATCGTATCAGACACGATAGAAACGTATAAAAATACATCTTTAGAAGATGCAGCGGCTGGTTCTAAACTTGCTATCACAAGCCCAACAGGCACATTTACTACAGGCGAAATAATAAGATCAACTGCAAACACTCGTTCATTAAATGTGCAACAACTTTATTCTAGCGCAGCTAACGGCGAAATATTTTCTAACACTTCATTAGGTATCAGCGGGCTGATAGCATATAAAGTAGAAGGTTCTCAAATTTATATTACAGGAACAGATGCAAATATAACTAATATTAATTTAAAAATAGGTGTTACGTTAGTAAGTAGTATTTCTTCATCTTTAATTAAAATTAATAATATTTCTGGTAAAAAAACGATAAGTTCTTATGGTACTGTAGTTACTGCCAACACATCCGAAGTTATCGCAAATCAAATCAATGGGTATTTTGTTCGCGGAAAAACTGTAACAGGCGATAATAATAGTTATACTGCAACTATCAGTTCTGTAACTAGACTAACTAACTGGATGTTCCCATATGCTACTTCTATTGGTAAATTGTCTAATCTAGATACAAAAATATCTGATCTATTAACAACTAGAATATTAGAAGTCGGCACTATCACATATTTGAAAAACGTAAACCCAGGTAAGGGGTATTCTTCTGCACCAACAGTAAATATAATTGAACCAGATATATACGATTTAAGAATATCCGACAAAAAAGGTGGGTATCTTGGTTATGATTCTATTATAACCGCCAAAGCGAAATTTGCATCCGGTGTTGTTTCTTCTGTCGAAATTGTCGATTCTGGTTATGGGTATAATATCGACGAAACTGCATATTTAAGTAGCCCAACGAATGCTACTGTTGTTAGCGGTGCTACTGTAATAGATGGCGAAGGTAAAAATTCTGGTTATTGGAAAAACAATAAAAGCTTTTTATCCGATACAATAAATATTCAAGATAGTGATTATTATCAAAATTTTTCATATGAAATTGTAGCGCCTCGTATGATGGAAACTTATGAAAAATATGTTAAAGATTTAGTACACCCAAGCGGTATGAAAATGTTTGGTAAATATTCGTTAAATAGTATTTTAACGGACAATTATACAAGACCAGAAACATTTTCTATTACGCAATCATAAATAAGTAAAATCGGGTTTAAGAATGGCAATTTTAACAATAAATCAGTATATAGATACAATTGATTCTTTCGTTAACAACGTAGAGAATTCTAAAAATTCATATTACCTTTTTTATGGTAAAACTGATTCTTGGACAAATTCTAACGGATTAGAAGATGATACAGCTGTTCCTGCGGCTAATTCTTCTATCTATTCTTACGAACAATCTGTTTATAAAGACTTAGTATTTGGAAAATTAATTACCGCTAACGATATAACGTATATGATTCCTAGATATAACTGGGTTTCTGGGACCATTTACAGTTCATACAGTCAGTATGATGCTGATCTTTACGATAAAGAATTTTATGTAATTACGGATGGATACGAAGTATATAAATGCATTGATAATAATAGCGGCGCACATTCAACAGTAAAACCATCATTAACGTCAACCACTGGTGTATTTTCTACTTCCGACGGTTATGTTTGGAAGTATATGTTTACTCTTGAGTCTAATGCTAATACAAAATTTACTTCTACTTCTTATATACCAGTTACTCCAAATAATGATGTATCAAATAATGCTGTTATGGGGTCAATTGATTACATTAAAGTAACTAATGGTGGTAACAATTATCAAGCTTATCATTCAGGGTTCCTTCAAAGCTTTCAAAATAATTACGTATTACAGATATCTAATACTGCTTCGCCATTAAACGGAAGATATATTGATTCTTCTATCTACTTAAAGACGGGTTATGGCAGTGGACAAATAAGAAAAATTATCGAGTATAGTGGTCTTAATAGACTCGTTACAGTATCTCAACCATTTGATGTTGCGACTGTATTAAATGTTAGTGATTACACCGGAACATTTAATACTGGTCTTTTAGCTTCTCAAAGAATCGATTATATATCATTCCTTTATCAAAAGGGGTATTTTAATATTGGCGATCAGATAGTTCAATCTGATACTGTCGCTACAGCGAACGTTATAGCCGCTAACGTAACTCAATTAAAAACTGTTAAATCTAGCGCAAACGATTTCGTTTCAGATTTACCATTTTACAATACTGCTCAGAGCGGTGTATTGAAAAGCGGTTATGTAGATATTACAACTAACAAACTAAGCAATGTTACTATAACTTTCGCTGGGTCTGGTTATAATTCAAACTCGGTAGTTACTATTGCTAATTCTGTCGGCGATACGACTGGCTCGGGCGCGAGCGCGAACGCTCATGCGAATTCTTCTGGTAGAATCGATTTATTTAATATTACTAATAATGGTAATGCTTATTCGTTAAACCCAACAATTACAATAGATCCACCAAATCCAATATATTTTGATGCTAATAGTTCTATTAATAATACTACACGTTTCATTACTTTAGGCGCTAATGGAGCATTATTCGCTGACAACGATAGAGTACAATATCTAGTAGCTGCTGGTAATACGGCTATAACTAATCTTGCCAATAGTAGTTATTATTACGTTATTAATTCTACAAGTACAGGATTTAAAGTTTCAAGTTCTGCTGGTGGTTCTGCTATATCCATAGTTAAAGGTAAAACGGAATCAGGGCATTCATTTACAGGTCAAACTGCAACTGTAACTCCTTCAATAAACACTTATATAATATCAGCGAATAGTAGTACGGCTTTCGTTAGTGAATTTGCTGTCGGTGATTATATCAGAGTTGGTTCGAATGTAAATAAAAATATTCGTAAAATTGAAACTGTTAACAGTTCGGTTATAACAGTTAATTATCCGTTAACGACAAACTCAATTGCAGATTCTATATATTCTATACCAAATGCAGGTTTACCAACCTCTGTTATAACAACACAAGCTAATGGTATCATTTCAAATACAAATCTTACTAGCGTTACTTTAACATATGATAATTCTGCGATAAACAGTTTGTTGTTTACTATTGGCGAACGTGTTGATATGGTCGGAGATAATAATATCATTCAGGGCGCTAACGGTATTATTTCTTACTGTAATACAACAGCTGTTATTTTAAGTTCTGTACAAGGTTCTTTTGGAAATGGTCCAAATAATTTTATTCGTGGCGTTTCTAGCCTTCAGAAATCAAATATAAGGTCAATATCATCTTTTCCAAATATAACAATATCTTCGCCGCAAGGTGCTTTTCTTTCTGGTCAACAAATTTATATCAAAACTTTACCAGAATTAAATGTTGTTGGTAATGCGACATTGGTTTCATCGTTTCGTATTCCAAATGAATTAACAGAATATGTAATTTCGCCAACAGTAAATATTGACGGTGATGGAAATGGCGCTATCGCATATTCTGTTGTAAATACTACATTCGCTTCGGCTAATGAAATTAGTTCTGTTGTTGTATTAAATCCAGGTAATAATTACACTTACGCTAATATTTCTATAACTTCAAACACTTTATTTGGAGATAGCGCTAGTGCTAGTCCAATTATTTCTCCGCTTTCTGGGCATGGTTCAAATGCATATAAAGAACTAGGTGCTAGATATGCTGGTGTATCTATGACTATAGACACTGGCGAAAATGAAGGGTATAAGTTCCCTGTATATGGCAGCTATCGTAGAATTGGTATTATAGAAAATCCTTTATTTGAAGACGCATCTGCTCATATTTCAAATTTTGATAGAATTAACTTAACTTTTAATAATAGATCTGGTTCTGGGTTTGTTGTTGGTGAATATATTGTTCAAGCAAACTCTTCGGCGGCTGGTGTAATCGTAACTGCGAATAGCACAGCGATGCAGTTGAAATCTATACAAGGAAATTTTGTACAGAACATAGGTGGTGATAATATTAGAGGTCTAACATCTGCTACAACAGCTAATGTTACCGTAGCAAATAGCGTCGTTTTTGTCGTTAATGGCGTAGAAATTGTTTCTGAAATTACAAGCAACGTTTCTGCTCAGGTAATTCAGGCAAACAATTCTGTGTTAAAATTAACTAACGTTTCTGGAAAATTTGATGTAAACGATATAGTATATGATGCATCAATTAATGCTTATGCAAATGTTACCGCTATCTACACAGTAAATAATACCGTCGATTCGTCGTCTAATTTTGGTTTAAAATTCTCTCAAGTTGCTCGCGTGACTTTAACTTCTAATAATGGAAACTATAAAATTGGCGAAACAGTTAATCAAGAAATAACAAATGCGAGCGGTTACGTAATTAATTCTACTAGCGATATCGATATTCAATATACAAACGCAAACGGTACGTTCGCTGTAGGTAATGAAGTGACCGATGGGACTTCTGGCGCTACTGCTGTCATAACGTACGCTAACACCACATATCTTAGATTAACTTCTAAAACCGGAACCTTTTCGGCTTCTCATAGAATTATAAATAATGTTAATATAGGTGCAGATATTAGTTATGTATACCCTGCTATTATTTTAAATAACGTAAAGGGTAATAAATTTCAAACGGGAACTTATGTTATTGTAGGTAATCAAAGCGGAGCAGTCGGCAAAAATCAAAAAGATTCGACTATAATTTATCCAGAATTAGTAAGAAACACTGGTTCTGTAATTTATCTAGAAAACGTACCACCAGTAACTAAAACAGTTACATCTAAAGAAAAAATTAATTTGGTTATTAAGTTTTAGAGGAAAATATGCCATTATCAACAGACCTATCTCGTAGTCCTTATTATGATGATTTTAACGTCGATAAAAATTTCTACAGAGTGCTGTATAGACCAGGTACTGCTGTACAAACTCGTGAACTCAATCAAATGCAAACTATTTTGCAAGATCAAATTGATAAATTTGGTCGTCATATTTTTAAAGAAGGTTCTGTAGTTGAGGGTTGTTCTTTTACGTTCGATAATGCATACGAATATGTAAAAATAGGCGATACATATTCAAATGGATATGCATTTACTATTACAGATTTTCAGGACAAATATGTTTATAATACGAATGGGTTAACAGCTATTATTGTTAATACCGTTAGTGGTTATATAGCTCAAGATCCAGATCTTAATACTCTTTATATTAAATATCTTAATGTTGGAACTTTCGGAAATGGTTCGCCGCAAAATGTTTTTATAAGCAATGAATCTATAACTGTTTCTAGTAATCAACAAAGCTCTAACACATCAGCTGTAATCGGAAATATTTCTATAGCGAATGTTACAGATTCTTCCGGCAGGGGTTATGCTTTCACGACAACTAAAGGCACTATTTTTCAAAAAGGGTTTTTTGTTACTGTACAGCCGCAAACATTAATTGTTTCAAAATATAGTAATACCCCAACAGATATTTCTATCGGGTTTAATTCTATCGAAAATATAATAACTCCAGAAGCCGACACTTCATTATTAGATAATGCAGCTGGTTCTCCTAACTATGCAGCTCCGGGCGCTCACCGCCTTCAGTTATTGCCTACATTATTTACTACTACAACTAATCAACTTCCAAGTAACACTTCATTTTTCTCTCTTGTAGATTTTAAAGATGGAGTTCCTGTAACTATAAGAAATACTGCTGAGTATGCTGCTTTAGGAAAACAACTTGCGCAAAGAACTTTTGAAACAAATGGTAATTATATTGTTTCGCCGTTTATACTTTCAACAGAAACTAAAGCTATCGCCGATCCTTTATATCATGATTATATAAATCTTGTTTCTACAAGTGGTATTGGTTACGTAGAAGGAAATAGAGTTGAATTTGTTAATAACAATAAAATTGCGCTCAGAAAAGGCACTGATGTAGAAAATATACCAAGTCAAATCGTAAGCACTAATTACGGTAATTATGTTTATATTGATGAATACACAGGCGATTTTGATACAGAAAATATTATAAAAGTAGAATTACATAATATAGCTAAAACTTCTATTAGCAGTAGTACATTTCTTTCAACAGGGTATAGTAGCACTACGAAAATTGGTACTGCTTACGTAAAAAATTTAGCATATGATTCTGGGCAGATAGGTACAAATAAAGCAACTTACCGCCTTTATTTGTTTAATATTGCAATGAATCCTGGGCAGAATTTTTCTAACGTAAAAAGTATTATAAATTATAATTCTTCAGTGCTTGCTGTCGCTGACGTAGTATTACAATATAATGCGTCTTTTGAAGCTTCTATCGCTTCTATTCAATATCCTATATTAGATACTATGATTTTTCCGCTTGGTCAAAAAGCGTTAACTTCTGACGGGTTTAAAAATACACAATTTGTTTATAAAAATAAAGCTACTGCAGCTATAGCTTGTACAGGTATTGTTTCTGTATCTTTACCTGCAGTTACGGGAACTGGAAATGAAAATTATAATGTTTCTGGATTTCTTGATAATCAACAAATTAGTTCTTTTCTTGTAATACCTACTGCTACTGTAAGTTCAACGAATAAAACAGGTACCGTTTCAGCGTCTTCAGGTACGAAAATTGTTACTGGTACTTCAACAACATTTATTAATGATTATAAAATTGGTGATTTTATTAAAATTAATAGTGAAATTAATTCTATAACTTATATAGCAAACAGCACTTATTTAACAGTAAAAGATAATTTCGTTACTTCTCCATCCGCTAATACACATTCAAAAACGTTTATCGAAGGAGTTCCTATTGATTATACGCAATTGAATAGATCTGTATCAGTTTCGGGAGATGTTGCAACTTTTACTTTAGGCGAAACTCTTAATAGTACACTTCAAACGTCAATTTATCATGACATTCTTAGATCAAATTCTGTTTCTATTAAGAAAAATATCGTTAGAAATGCATTCGTTAAAATAGATTGTTCTAATAACGTAGCCGGTAATACAGGTCCTTGGTCATTAGGTTTGCCGAATGTTGCTAGAATAAACAATGTATATATCGGCTATGATCATAATTATTCTAATTCCGTAGCTGATTCATCTTTATATTTTAATTTTTATAATGGCGAAAATGAAAATTTATACGATCTAGCAACTTTAAGATTAATTAATACAAATTACACTATAGTAAATACCACTAGTACTATCCTTGTCGATCTTGATGTATATACATATGATAGGTCTCAAGGTGTTAGTTATTTTACTGCGAATTCATATCCAGTTAATGATACCGCTGATGCTACTCAAAGATTAACTAGTATCTATACAGAAGAAATACCAGTTTTAAAAACTTCTTCGACGGTATATGATTTACGCGATTGCGTAGATTTTCGTCCATTCGTTGCGAATACAGCTGCAGTAACTCAAATTTATTCTTCTGCAACTATTAATCCATCAAATACATCTACAATAAGTAATTTACCTTCTGGTTCCTATATACCAGTTTCTGATTCGAATTGGCAGTCTGATATATCTCACTATCTACCAAGAAAAGATATTGCTGTAATTACTACAAATGGTCGTTTAAAAATTATAGAAGGTATTTCTAGTAATTCACCAACTACACCTCCAAATCAAACAGGAACTATGAATCTTGGTGTTATCAATGTTCCTGCATATCCTTCACTTTCTACTAAACGAGCTAGAAGAAATAAAAGATACGATTATGCTTATACAATATCTATTACTCAAAATAGACGTTATACTATGGCGGATATCGGAAAATTAGCAACAAGAATTAATAATTTAGAATATTATACTTCACTTAATCTTTTAGAACAAAATACTAATGCTCTTCTTGTTAAAAATACTACAACAGGATTAAATCGTTTTAAAAATGGCATTTTAGTAGATGCATTTGCTGGGCATGATATTGCTGATACTTTAGACCCAAATTTTAAAGCAAGTATCGCTAATGGAGAATTAAGACCTGCGTTCATTCAACGTCAAGAAAAATTTGAATTCGATCTAGAATTAAGTACTAATGTTGTAAAAAAAGGCGCTCTTGTACTATTAGATTACGATCATTCTCTTTACATATCACAAGGTTCTGCCAGTAAATATAGAAATTGTATTGATGGTAATATATTTGTTTGGAAAGGTAATATAAAACTTACTCCAAATTACCAAACGGCTCCGGATTTAACAAGAAATCCGGATGTTATTAATAATTTTGATTTATCTCAAAATTTTATTAATTTAAAAAATGGTTGGGGCAAACAGTGGGGTAACTGGCAAACTGTTTCTTCTTCAACAGCTTCGGCTCAAAACACTTCACAAACTGGTAGTACAACAGATAAACATGGTAACATTTATAACACATACAATACAAGAACTACTACAACTACTTCTTCAAATCAGCAAAGAACAGGAACGCAGCTTAATATATCTGGAACTAATGAACAGCAATTAAATCTTGGAACTTTCGTTCAAGATGTAAGTATTCAACCGTATATCGGAAGTACAAAAATTGTATTTAGTTCTTTCAGTTTAAAACCAAACGCTAGAGTATACGCTTATTTTAATAATATAAGCGTTAGTGATTGGTGTTATCCTTTAGATAAAGATTTTAATAGAGGTAACAATAATTTTGGGGATCCATTAATTGTAAATAGCGACGGATCTATTTACGGATCATTTACGATTCCGCCTAATACTTTTCAATCAAATGAATTGATTTTTATGCTTTGCGATGTTGATAATTTAACTACTGGTACTAATGCAATTACGACGCAAGCGACAGGAACTTTTCACGGTACTACTCTTTCTATCGCAAAAGCTAGTTCATATTTAAATACTCGTGTTCCTATTTTAGATGTTCAGCAAGTTATAGAAAATCAAAATATAACATCGAGTACAACTGGCGATCAAAGTGGTATTTCAGTTGTACCTGGCCCAGACCCTACGCCAATTGGCAGAAAAAATGATGATTGGAATCCAGTACATCCACCCGAGCCGGAAAAACCTCCCTACATTCCAGATCCTCCCCCCCGAGTTGTGTACGATGGTGTGTACGATGGCGATGGAGACGCTCCTATAGTTGTTGTTGATCCCCCTGTTGTTGATGGTGGTGGTGATGGTGGTTATAATGATTATGGAGATGATGGTGATGATGATGGTGATTGTGGTTGCGATGCTGATCCTTCTTCACCAGGATTTTGCGATGATCAAGATGATGATGATGGTGATGATGATGCTGATGGTGGTGACGATTGCGGTGATGCTGGCGATGCTGGCGACGGTGGTGGCGATGGCGATGCTGGCGACGGTGGTGGCGACGGTGGCGGCGATGGTGGTGGCGGCGATGGTGGTGGCGGTGGAGACGGCGGTGGTGGCGGAGACGGCGGTGGTGGTGGAGACGGTGGTGGCGGTGGAGACGGTTGATAAAATAAAAAAAAATAAATATTAGATAATTTAAATTAGAAGGTAAAAAAATGAAGCCAATTGCACAAACATTTTATATTAATGAGCCAAACAACGGCGTAGCTGGTGTTTATGTAACAAGCCTTGATTTGTTTTTTAAATCAAAAAGTCCAGATTTTGGTGTAGAAATTCAAATACGTTTAACAGAAAACGGAAATCCAACTAAATTTATCGTCCCTAATGGTACTGTAGATCGGAAGAG